CTCAGATATAGATAGCGTGTAGTTAGACGATACAACCAAAGGCTTGCCATCATCCGTTGTAAGCGGATTGCCTTCGTCGTCTTCCCCATGTAGTTCCCATGTAATGAGAATCTTGCGTAAGACGTTTTCATATTTGTTTTTGTGACTACCCATGTCTACGATACGATAGCATCGAGCAACGTGGTTTCCTGCAGGTGGTAACTGAAAGTCTGAACCACCGCTTGCGCTTGCAATAATTGCCATATTATTTCCTTATTGAGAGTTTATTAAGACTTTTAAAAACATCACCAAAGTGTGCGTCTATTGCATCAGACACTTCTTGACTTGGTGATGGGGATTTAAGACCGCATTCGAAGCGTATGATGTCAAAGTCATCAGATGATGCCTGACCTAGCTCAGCACGTTCAATTGCTTCTTCTAAGCGTTTTTGACGCTCTTGGTACATGATGGATAATTCTTGTGAATCTTCTTCTGACATAATATTCTCCTAACTGACTAACAGTAATAACTAATAGCAAAATTGCTATACTCAAAATATAACATAAAATTATTCAATACAACACATTTATATAAAAATATTTATTTATTTTTTATCTGTTATACTCACAAATATGTGATATAGTTTTTTGTAAGGAGGAATTATGAAGGATATGAAATTAGTTTTACAGGCTGAATTTGGAACGCTTGATGCGCTTGCAAATCATTTGAATGTAAGGAATACAGCAGTCTACAATTGGGTTGCTCGCAAACAAATTCCAATTAAACATTTAAAAAAGATTAGCGACCTTTCAGAAGGAAGGCTAACAAAAGCGATGATGCGTCCTGATTTATTTAATAATTAATGAAGGTGCATATGCATTATTACAAATTCCATATTGCTGATTGGCATTTAGCAACAAGCCATTTATCGTTAGAAGAAGAAGCTATTTATTTTAAATTGATTAATTTTTACTACGATACAGAAGAACCAATTCCATTAGAAACCCAATCGGTTATTAGACGGTTACGTTTGGGTTTGCATATGGATAGCGTTCGGTTAGTGCTTGATGAGTTTTTCGTAAAAACAGAAAAAGGGTTTGTTCATGCACGCTGTGATTCTGAGATACAAAAGTATCAAAAAAAGGCAGAAACTAACAAAATTGTTGGAAAATTGGGTGGAAGACCTAGGAAAATCAAGAACTTAAAAAATAACCCACGAGAAACCCAAACGGTTTCTGAAAATAACCCACAAGAAACCCTAACCACTAACCATAAACCAATAACCAAGAGTAGTATTCAACTCCCTAAATTTTTGTCTTTAGAAATGTGGGATGAATGGATTCAACATCGTAAATCTATCAAAGCACCGATGTCGGATTTAGCACAGGCAAAGTTTATTAACCAACTTACAACTTTGGTTGCTGACGGACATGATTCTAAAAAGCTGTTGGATACTGCAATTGCTAATGGTTGGAAGACGGTTTACCCTAAAGACGAAACAAAGGTGGCAAAGTCCAAAAAAGATTTACCTCCTGAGTGGAGGGTTTAATGCGAGGACATAAGACCGTTATAGACCTCCGTAAGCTTGGAAAGAAGCCCCGTGGCTTGTTTATTTTCATGGGTGTGTACCCTTACCCTCAAGCGGACTATTTTGACCCTGAGAACGCTCTTTTAAGGCTTGAGCATCCCGAAGTTTGGGTAGAAGATGATGACCCTGAGAAGGCGGATTTAACTTTTATTAAAAATTTAGTCGTACATCTTATTGATTATGGAGGAAAAACTACGCCTGAAAAATACTTTGCATGGTGGGCAAATCTTGCAAAAGCAGAACCAAAAATGATGATTACAGTAGATTGGGATGACCAAGTAAATATATGGAGAAGAGAAGATGTCAATTATTGATGCGTTAAGGATGCAAAGAGAAATAGCTATTATTGAAAACGATGATATTGATTTTAATCAGTATTTGTTTGATTCAGAACCTAAGCAAAAGGTTAAAGAAAAAGGATTTTATGCCGAACAAGTAGCGCAATATTATGAAGGCACTTTAATCAAAAAAGGTTCAACTTTGCCTTGGGATACCTTTGGTTTAAAGATTGGATTACGACCATCTGAGGTTAGCGTATGGGCAGGTGTTAACGGACACGGAAAGTCATTGATGATTGGGCAGGTTGTTTTAGAGTTGGTCAAACAAGGACAGAAATGTTTGATTGCTTCATTTGAGATGCGTCCTGAAATTACTTTGGCTCGCATGGCAAGGCAAGCAATCGGGAAAAAAATACCGACTAGTGAAGAGCTTAATAAGTTTCTTGCATGGAAAAAGAATCATTTGTACTTGTTTGAGCATCAAGGTATTGTTGACATCAATACGATGATTGGCGTGTGTTTCTACGCATCAAAAGAATTAGGTGTAAAGCATTTAGTCATTGACTCGTTAATGAAGTGCGTTAAAGGCGAGGATGATTACAACGGTCAAAAGGATTTTGTGAATTCTTTATGTGCTATTGCGCATCAAACAGGTATGCACATTCATTTGATACACCACGTTCGTAAAGGACAAGATGAAAAATCTGCACCTAATAAGTTTGATTTAAAAGGTTCAGGCTCAATAACTGACCAAGTGGATAATGTGTTTATAGTTTGGCGCAATAAAGCCAAAGCATTAGAGCGTCAGACTAACGGAGTTGTAGATGAGAGTAATTTTGATGCGTTGCTGTGTTGTGAGAAGCAACGTAATGGTGAGTGGGAGGGACGGTTTCCATTGTGGTTTGATGAAAACAGTCAGCAGTATTTGGAGAAGTTTCAAGGGCATTTACGTCATTATTTATAGGAGAAGATATGGCTAGGAAAAAAGCAACACGTGAAGAAGAAGCATTATTTATCGGAGAACGTCATGTACCTGATGAGATGGTTGACGCTGAAATTGAACGCATCAAAAAAGGACAAGACGCACCTTTGACAGGGGATATTTTTCCTGATGAAAAGGATTATTCACTTGACCCAATGGCTAAGTTGTTAGATGCTTCTGATAGGGTAAAAGAATTTATTACCGAATATCAGCCTGGGTTACTGATTGACCGTAACAAATTCAAGTTACATTTGTTAGAAATATTGGAGGATTGGAAATGAGCGAAATGTCCGATTTACAACGTAGGTTGATGGGTCAAGCAAGCGCTATCAACTTGTTTACGCAAGAGGAATTTGATGTGGCGCTGAACACAGCTAAAGCAGAAATTATGGCTATGGCAATTGAAGCATCACGAACTGCAGTCATGATGGAACGTGAAGCTTGCGCTAAGATTGTGGAAGAAGAAGCTAACAAAGAAGAAGATGGTGAATTATGTACCGCTATTCGTGATGTTGCAAAGCTAATTCGCAATCGTATTCCGTCGCAGGTATTGCAATGATTGAAATCACATTACCCTTTCCGCCTACCGTTAATACTTATTGGCGTAAGTGGAACAGTCGCATGGTTATATCTGAAAAGGGTAGAGCATACCGTGAGATTGTAGGGGATTTGATGACAATACAAGGCAAGGTGTTTCATAGCACCAAGCCTTTACGGGTCGACATCAAAGCCTATCGCCCTGACAAGCGTAGGCGTGATTTAGATAATTTATTAAAAGCCACCCTTGATGCTTTGGCTCATGCAGGTGTGTATGAAGACGATACTCAAATCGTTGATTTACGCATTTATTGGGCTAAAGAACTTGGGGGAATGTTAAAAATTCGTTTAGGAGAATTAAATGAAGCCGATGAATCTAGTACAAAAGTGGGATGAGCAACAACGTAAGCGTGATACTCACCACGCTATTTTGAATATGTTAATTCAACAAATAGAAGCAGTTGAAAAAATATTTGAAAACCATCAAGATAAGGTAATGTCACCCGCAAATTACAACGTATGCGCAGGATTAATTCAACAATTGAAAGCACATACATATGCAACTTTTAATGATGGCGGTAATGCATCACCAATAATTCCTGATGGTCATAAACCTATGCAAATAAGGATTATCCATGACTGAACGTGTTATTGACCCACATGAAGCAGTAGACTTTTTGTTGCGCAACGCTAGAAAATTCAGCAAGGCTAAAGCTGAGCGTGTTTATTTGGAAGAGTTTCGCAAGTCAAAAGTCGCATTGTTGATGAAACAAAGCCATGAAAAGACGTTAGCAGGTCAAGAGCGTGACGCATTGGCGCATCCTGAATATGCTGAGTTGCTTGAAGGCATTAAGGAATCAGTAAAGATTGAAGAAGAACTAAGGTGGCATATGGTAGCTGCGCAAGCTCGTATAGACATTTACCGTAGCCAAGAAGCCACAGCACGCATGGAAATGAAAGCTACCGTATGATGTACAGGAACGAAAAGCTTCTTAAAGCTGTCTGTACATTACCATGCATGATTTGTGGGCTAGAAGGCTCAACACAAGCGTGTCATAGCAACCAATTGCGTCACGGCAAGGGTAAGGGTATTAAAGCCCACGATTGGGCTATAGCATCGCTTTGTTTTAGATGCCATCATGAAATTGACCAAGGGAATAAGTTAACCAAAGAACAGCGTAGAGAAATGTGGGAACAGGCTCATGAGGATACGTTAGCTATGCTGTTCGAGCGTGGTTGGTTAACAGTAGAAACTTATCCATATTGAGGAACAAATGGAAAAATCAGAAAAAAGACTATCTGAATTAAAACGATATATGACTCAAGAAGAAGTTGCTATTGAATTAAATTTAACACGCAGTAAGGTTGATTTAATTGAACGCAATGCCTTGAGAAAGTTAAAGCATAAAATGCTTAAAAAATATAAAAAGGAAGACTTGCTATGAAAACATTTGCATTAATAACATCATTATTTATTTGTGGGTGCGTCATTTTTTTAACGGAACTCGCACGCAAAGAAATAGCATATGACTGCCGTATGTTGATGGGCGGATGGCATCCCGATATACCGCAACAGGTAATCAAACAATGTAAAGGGTTAATATGACAGACGAACAAATGAAAGAGTTGGCTGAATTGCGTGTAGCCATACAAGATTTAAAGTATCAGTTGATACAAAAGCATGATTTGCGTGAATTAAGTGATGCAACAATACGAGAACTGTCAGTTGCTTTTATGTTGGTATTACGCAGAACTCCTGAAGATGAACTTTTTGAAAATGTATATGAATATTCAAA